TTTGCTGATTGGGCAAACAGAGGACTTAATTTATGGACTGTAACTCAAGAAACAAAAGCAGTAACCTCTGGCACAGCCACATATACATTATCGAGTGAGTTTGTTGATTTATTAGAAGTTGTGTTAAGAAACAGTAACAATGTCGATTTTACTCTTACACAAATGAGCCGTGGTGAGTATTTAAGGATACCGAATAAGGGTAATACTGGACAACCAAGTCAGTATTTCTTTGATAGACAAACAACACCTACAATAACTCTTTGGTCTACACCAGATACTTCTTATACTTTAGTGTATTATTATGTAAGACGTATTCAAGATGCAGATGCACTAGTTAATACAACAGATGCACCTTTTAGATTTTTACCATGCATGGCAGCTGGACTTGCTTACTACATATCAATAAAAAGAGCACCAGATAGAATACAGATATTAAAATCTGTATATGAAGAAGAGTTTCAAAGAGCCATGTCAGAGGATGCAAATAGCACACCACTAAAGTTGACTCCTAATATTTCATACTTGAGGTATTAAAATGGCTAGATATGCGAGTGGTAAAAAAGCATGGGGATACTCAGATAGATCTGGTTTTCGTTATCGTCTTAGGGACATGATAAAAGAATGGAATGGTCTCAAAGTTGGTATAGATGAGTATGAGCCTAAACACCCACAATTAGAGCCTAATTACCCAGGCCCAGATCCCACAGCATTGTATGAACCAAGACCAGATAGCAGAACTGAAGTGACTGTAGAGAATCTTCTTGGTTTAAATCCTTTTTTATCTGGTTCTGCTAGTAGTAACACTATAACAGTTATAGAACTATCACACGGCAGATCAACAAGTGATACTGTTCGATTTAGAGATGCAGTTGGGTTTGATGGATTTACTGCAACTGTTTTGAATAATTCTTCTGGATATGTTATAACAAAAGTAGATGATAACACCTATACGTTTACTGCAAGTAGCGGTACTGCAACCACTGGTGGATTGAGAGGTGGTGGTGGATCGGTTACTGCGGGACCTGTAACATTGGGGACATAAATGAGTTTTACGAAAGCAACATTAACAACGGCAATACAAGATTACACTGATAATTCAGAGACAACTTTTGTGAACAATATACCTAATTTTATAAAAGCTGCTGAAGAAAAAATATTAAAAAGTGTAGATCTAGACTATTTTAGAAAGAATGTAACCAGTTCATTATCATCCTCTGATGAGTTTCTTACAGTGCCTTCTGATTATTTAGCTTCTTTTTCTCTTCAGATAACCACATCTGGTTCTGAAAGTTTCTTACTACAAAAAGATGTTAACTTTATTAGAGAATATACACCAGCTTCATCAACAACTGGGTTGCCAAAGTATTACGCTAGGTTTGATGAAAACAACTTTATTTTAGGACCTACACCAGACAGCAATTATACGATACAATTAAATTATTTTTATAGACCTACCAGTTTAACGGCGGGTGCAGATAGTGGTACAACATGGGTTAGTACAAACGCACCTTTTGCTTTACTTTACGGATCTCTTGTAGAGGCGTATACTTTTATGAAAGGTGAACCAGATGTGATACAAAACTATAACGGATTGTTCACACAATACTTAGAAAGAGTAAAAGATCTTGGAGAAGCAAGAGAAAATACAGATGGATATAGGGTCGGTCTACCATTAAGACCGAGAACATAGGAGTAAAAAATGGCAACATCAAACGCAGCAACCAATTATTTAGAGAGAAGAATATTAAACTTCTTATTTAAAAACAACGCACAAATAGGTGGTGCTAATTTTGGTTCTGGAAATGGAAATGGTCTTGGGAACGATATATATGTTGGACTTGCAACAGCAGTAAGTTCAATAGAAACGGGGTCTCTTACAGAAGCTGATTTTAATGGATACACAAGAAAACAAGTGCCAGCTGCTAATTGGGACATTATAGCAAACGATTCTACAGACACACAAACAGCTAAAAATAATACAGCAATAGAATTTGATGCTCATACTGGAGGTAATAGTCCCGGTGATGCAGCTGATGTAATTTCCCATGTTTTCATTGCAGATGCCTCTAGTAGTGGTAATATATTATTTGTAGGGCAATTAGATGCAAATAAGACAATAGCAGAAGGTGACATATTTAGAATTAATACAAATAACTTAACGATAGAGTTGAAATAATGGCGTTAGTAATAAACGACAGAGTAAAAGAAACAACTACTACAAGTGGCACTAATCCATTTACACTAGCAGGTGCAGTTACAGGTTTTGAGACTTTTGGCGCTGGTGTTGGCAATTCTAATACAACATACTATGCAGTTACGCTACCCAACACATCAGAGTTTGAAGTAGGATTAGGTACATTAAATAGTGACTCTACCACTTTAACTAGAACAACAGTTATAAGTAGTTCTAATAGTGACAATGCAGTTAACTTTAGTTCTGGTACAAAAACTATATTTTGCACAATACCAGCATCAAAATCAGTGTTTTTAGACGCAAGTGGTAACGCATCAGTTGGTGCAGATTTGTCTGTAGGTGACGATCTTACAGTTGAAGGTGGTGTTATAGATTTTAAGACAAATAGTGGTTCACCTTCTCAGTTAAAATTTTATTGTGAGTCTGGTAATGCTCATGCTCAAACCTTAACTGCTCAACCTCATAATCAAACAGCATCAAATACTTTGACATTGCCGGGTGGTAGTACAATAGGAAACTCTAATGCAACTCTTGTTTCTGATACTGGAACACAAACCTTAACAAACAAAACTATTGATGCAGATAACAATACTCTCTCAAATATAGAAGTTGATAATTTTAAAAGTGGTGTACTGGATACAGATATTTCTAGCGTAGCAGGCACAGATACAACTTTAGCGAGTGCTAAAGCAATTAAAGCCTATGTAGACTCTCAAGTTACTGCACAAGACTTAGACTTTCAAGGTGATAGTGGTGGTGCATTAAGTATTGATTTAGATAGCGAAACACTTACTTTTACAGGTGGGACAGGTATCGACACAAGTGGTAGTGGTAATGCTGTTACTTTTGCAATAGATTCTACTGTAGCCACACTCTCTGGAACACAGACACTTACAAATAAAACGATTGATGCTTCTCAGTTATCTGGAACTGTAGCAAATGCAAGATTGGATGCAGAACTACAAGCATTAGCTGGATTAACATCAGCCGCAGATAAAGGTATACAATTTACTGGATCTGGTAGTGCCGCAACATATGATTTAACTTCTGCTGGTAAAGCATTGCTTGATGATGCAGATGCTTCTGCACAAAGAACAACATTAGGTCTTGGCACAGCAGCCGTAACAGATACTGGTATATCTAATGGTAATACTTTAGTTGCAGATTCAACAGTAGCCGATAATGATTTTTTAAGAATTAATGGCACTAGTGTAGAAGGCAGAAGTGCTAGTGAAGTTCTTTCTGATATTGGTGGTCAAGCTTCTTTAACATTTGGTATATCAAATACCAATGCAGTGAAGATAGATAGCACAACTGTAGCCGATGATGAGTATGCTAGGTTTACTGCAAATGGATTAGAGAGTAGATCTAATAGTGAAGTTCTGTCTGATATAGGTGGTGTTTCGGCAGCAGACGCATCTAATGATGCAACAGCTTTAGCAATAGCGTTAGGATAATGATATGGCAAATACTTTTAAATTAGTTTCAAAGGCAGGTGTAACAACAGCCGATGTTATATATACAGTAGCTGGTTCTACAACAACTGTTCTATTAGGAATTATGTTGGGCAACACAACAACAAGTCAAGTTACTGCAACAGTTACAATAGAATCAAATACATCAAATAGATCGGGAGCCAATAACGAGGATAACCAGAATGTTGAGCTTGTTACCAATGCACCCATCCCAGTAGGATCATCACTAGAATTATTGGCGGGTAACAAGGTTGTTATGGAAACAACAGATGTATTAAAACTTACTGCAAGTGGAGCTACAGATATTGCTGTATCAATAATGGAGATCACATAATGCCTTTTCTTGGTAAAACTCCAGTTACAACTTTTGAGGCTACAACTGCCGTACAAAGATTCAATGGCGATGGATCGGATACCACATTTACATTAAGCAGAACAGTAAGTTCAGTACAAGATGTTCTTGTATCTGTAGATGGTGTTGTACAAGATACATCTGCATATACAATACCAGATGGTACAACTTTGACATTTACTGCTGCACCTAGTTCTGGAACTGCAAACATCTTTGTAAACTTTTTAGCACCACAAACTGGTACAGTTACACCAGCAGCCGAGAACAAAGGTAATTTTAAGGCAGGTGGTTTGTTTAGAACTAATGCACAAAACTTAACTGCCAACACTACAATATTAGCCACAGAAAATGCACAAGTTACTGGAACAATTACAGTAGATAGTGGCGTTACATTGACAGTAAACAGTGGTGGAAGGTTGGTGATATCATGAGTATACTCAAGGTAGATGCAATACAAAGTAGAGGTAGCTCAGACTCAGCGATTACATTTAGTGGAGGTCTTCTTCTTCCAAGAAGTGTCATAATGCAAGTGAAAGCAAAAAATACAGACATATCTCACACATCATCATCAACAAAAGTTGAATGGCAAACTGTAGAAATAGATACTATAAATGGTTGGGATAGTACAAACAATAGATACACACCATCTGTATCTGGTTATTATCAGTTTGGTGGCTCACTAAGAGTTTCGGTAGTAAGCAGTAATCCTAATCAGTTTTTTCTAGTCAAAGTTTTAAAAAATGGAGATGATACTGATAGACATGCTATTCAACTAAATGTTAATTCTGATCTTCTTTTAAATAATAGCGTTCCAATACCATCTGGAATTGTGCAGTTAAATGGTTCTACAGACTATATAGAAGTACATTTTGCTAGTGATGAGGGTACAATCTTACATGATAGTACTAGTATAGGATCATATTTCTTTGCAACATTAGTTCATGCGACATAGGAGTAGACATGAGTGAAATAAGAGTAGATAAAATACACAATGTTACAGGAGATAATGACAGTGGAATTGATTTATCTACTAATGATGTAGTTGCTGTAAAAATTGCAGGAAGCGAAAAGGCAAGGGTTGATTCTGATGGAAACTTGTTTGTGGGTCACACTAGTAAGTTTTCACCAATAAGTGATGGTGGGGTTGGTATAAGTCTTAATGGTAATGGTCAGATATTTGCAGGTGGAGTAAATCCAAGTTTATATGTAAATCGTGAAGACAGTGATGGTCAAATTGCAGTATTTCGCAAAGATGGCACGACTGTAGGAGATATTGGTGTTGCATCTTCTCAATTGAGCATAGATGGTGGTTCTGGAAGGTTTGGTATTGGCTTTGGAACTGGAGGATTAATTCCAAGAGATAGTGGTGCTGATACAGATAACCAAAATGATTTAGGTGCATCTACAAATAGATTTGATGATATACGAGCAACAAATGGCACAATCCAAACTTCAGATAAAAATGATAAACAAGATATAGAAGAACTTAGTGATGCAGAAAAAAGAGTAGCTGTAGTTGCTAAAGGTCTTATGAGAAAGTTTAGATGGAAAGATAAAGTTGTAGAAAAAGGTGATAAAGCAAGGACACATTTTGGTATTATAGCACAAGACCTACAAGATGCTTTTAAAGCAGAGGGTTTAGATGCAAGTAAGTATGCAATGTTCTGTTCTGATACTTGGTGGGAAAAAGAAATATCTGTAGATGCAGTAGAAGCAGATGAAGAAAAAGGTATAGAAGCTAAAGATGCTTACACATATATAGATATTAAAAAAGAAGTTACTGAAGGCTACACAGAAAAAACTAGATTAGGTGTAAGATATAGTGAATTACTAGCCTTTATTATATCGGCTATATAGGAGTAGAAATGACCAAAGCAGCAGAATTAGCAAAGATGGGTGAAGTCCTAACCAATTCACAGATTGGTGGGCGAAGGAATATTGTCTATAATGGTGCAATGACTATATGGCAACGTGGAACAACAGCCGATACTGCATCAAGTGGTGACTATATGTGTGACAGATGGAGAATAAATTTTACTGGACTTGATGGTAATGTGGACTGGGACCAAGAAACTTCTAGCACACCAGATGGCTTTGGGTATGCACTTAAAATATCAACAGATGCTTCTGAAAGTTCATTAGATGCTGCTGATAATCTTAAAATACAACAACGACTTGAAGGTCAGGATTTGCAACAATTAAAAAAAGGCACATCTAGTGCTGAAAAAACAACTTTAAGTTTTTGGGTAAAATCATCTGTTGCTTCTACCTATACTATGGAACTTGTAGACAACAATAATACTAGAGCTATTTCAAAATCTTACACAATAAGTTCTGCTGATACTTGGGAACATAAAACTATTGTGTTTGAAGGTGATACGACTGGAACATTAACAACAGATAACAATACCTCAATGACTTGGAATATATACATTGATGCAGGTTCTAATTTTACAAGTGGTACATTTAGTACATCATGGCAGTCTACATCTGACACTGAACGTGTTTTTAATACAACAGGTTGGTTAGAAAGTACCTCACCAGAATTTTACATTACTGGAGTTCAGTGGGAAGTAGGCTCACAAGCCACACCATTTGAACATAGGTCATTTGCAGAAGAGTTTACTTTATGTAAAAGGTATTTTTATTCTGTATTGTATCGTGGAGGTGGTTATCATTCAGGAAATGCTGCTTCATTTTGTTTACAACAAGGAATGAGATTAACTGGCAGTGATGTAAGTAGTGCTGTCTTAACAGTGGGGACTAATAAAAATGGTGCTGTAGTAAAAGATGGTGGTACAAGAGCAGGTCATTCAATGTCTGCTGTAGCTTTGTCTAGTGCTACTAACACTAATAATTTAGTTTGTAGTGCTACTATGAACATTACATTGGATAGTGGAGATGCTGCAATTGGTGGTGGTATTAACCTAGATGTTGCTATAGATATGGAGCTTTAAAATGTTAAAACCTCAAGAAATTACTAATTTAAAATATATTACTGTTGATGATGTTTCTAATAAGTGGGTTGCAGGAACACAAGGAGATAAGATTCTTACTTTTAATGTTGATGGTAAGAGAGATGAAGTTCGTGAAGTTATGCAAAGAGTAGAAAACGGAGAACTCACAATACAGGATGCCGACTAATCATGGAAATTGACGCAATGCTATTTTGGAACATAATCCTGACTATGGTCGTTGTACCATTCGGTTGGGCATTTAACAAGATGTTTCAAGAGGTAAAACGAA